AGGTGATGGAAGAAAACGAATTACAGCGTAACCGCTTCCAGATTTATCCAATTCTGCTTTCCAGAATCGTTCATCGTCGCGACTGAAATTGTTTTTGGGGTTGTTGATTTTCTCAATCGATTGATTAAGTTTTTCTAAATCGGCTGACCGATTCTTCTTGAGCGAAGCAAATGAATTTGCCATGTCTGTCTCCGTATTTCTGGTTATCCACTTTATTCATAATATAAATCTACTTGTTTTTTCAGTATGTCTACATATTTCTGCTTATTTAAATTCAAAAAAGGAGCATAATTATTACACATACTATATAGTTCCGGCCACACGACCGATTCCTCAATCTTCTCATTGAATATTGAGGAAAAATTCAGTATTGAATCAAGAACAATAAAAGATTCTACTGACACTTCTTCACCAAACACATGATGAAGCATAGGTGGATGTTGACCATCCACCACATCAAAAATGGAATTGAAACTTTTGTTTTCTTCAAACAAAACACCAATCTCATTCTCAAATACATAAGGAAGACTTTGTATCTTTGCCTTCCAAGCAATATAGTTATCTCTACCTTCTGGTGAGGTTACATTGCCCACCCACAAATCCCTTGTCTTTACAAAATTAGAGACAAGAAACTTAGTGAGATCTTCTTCTTTATAAATTTTTGATAGTCGAACAAAGTGATGTTTGTCTCTTCTCTTATCGAAAGAGGATTCATTTGCTCGCACCTTACCGTTGAACTTGAAATAATCATAGCTCGTTCTGTTGAAGTGTTGTTTCAACGATAAGTATTTTTGGTACACTTCAAAGGGTCGCACTTTTGGTATCATATAGGAAGTTTGGATGTCTTTGGCATAAAATGCAAGGTCTCCGCTTCTTCCCTTAGTTTGTTTTTGGTTTTGATATTAATTAAACCAGCAACTGTTTCCGACTCAAGACCATTTTCATCAGCATGATACATTATAGCATCAAGATAACTCATCTTTGTCGTTTCAACAATTCCATTGATTTCATCGTTGTAACGTTCACTCGTAAACATATTCAATAATTCTGTCATCTACTGTAACTCCATAATATTTAATTATAACAAATTGTGATTCAAATGTCAAGTCAAACTTAAACATTCGTATTTCTTACTGCTTCACCTTCTTTTTGTTCTGGATCATCTTTATCTTTAAACCAATAATCTGTGGCCTTAGCGAGAACAGCCACATAAGCGCCCACCATAATATTCACTAGATCGCGAGATTCGGCAGGCAACGATCCATAAAACAACAACCATATTAAAAACAAAAAAGTAAGAACTATAATCAGAGACAATGAAAATCTCGACCACCAGTTCAGTTTCTTTCTTGTTTCAATTTTCTCATAACGTAGCGCTTCCATCGGATTACTCTCCCATAATTTTTCTTCTTGTTCTTCAATCATTTCTGCAGAGGTATTAACTTTTCCATCCCCTAACCTTTTTTTGTATATTTTTGTGTTCATTATTCCTATCCAAAAAAATTGTGTAGAAAGGGAATCTTCTGTTACGAGGCGATTCCCCAAACCCTACAGATTAATTATGCCGCTAGAGCAACCCGCGCTGGGGAATAATCTGAATTATTAGCTGCGAAAAAGTTTGCATCTAATTTAGTTGATTGTAGTCAATCACCCGATTTGTTCTCTCCAATACTTTCATTAGCAATCGAACTCTATTACAGCCCCATCAACAAATCACGTTATAAGTTCTTGGTGGAGCTGATCGGAATCGCACCGATGTCTTACTTAACTATCCTTTTGGGTCATCAAACAAATACATTTACCAGTTATTATGACTGGCTTTTAATTTTTTATATAACCTTATTCTCTCAGGTTCATTTTGATTATAGTATGCATTCTGTAAATCTGTATAATCTTTTTTAAACTCAGGATCTTTTTTCATTCTTGTTGAAGGTTTCAAATCCGCTAAAGGGGTTTTCCGAGCTTCTCTCTGTTCTTTTGTCCAAGGCTTTCTCACTCTATTCTTAGTCGCCTCTCCTATCTTTCTCCGTCTTTCAAGTTCTTTCTCTGGATTTTCTATCGCCCAAGTCTTTAATGCCTCTGTTCCTTTTTTAGACATTTCCAATTGAAACTCTGGATAGAGTGCATAATTCATTCCCATCTTCTTACCTGAAAAGGGATTACTGTCATCCCTTTTCATTTGTTCTACTCTAATGTCTGAAGCTCGCTTAGCATTCTTCTTTCTGTAATCTTCATCCATCCAACCAAAACCACCATCCCCTTCTTCTGGTTTTAAGTTCGCCCATTCATTACTTTTAACTATATCCCACTTTTCAGAAAGTTCTATTCCTTTCTTTTTTATTTCTTTTGGGTCTGTTGATTGAAACACTATTTCAGTAGAAATATCTTTACCATGTTTTTTGAGATGGTTGATCCATCTCTGACCAGATCCCACATAAGTATCATGATCTTCTCTGACTGTTTTACCAAGATACTTGAGGCCAGTTTTATTATGTGTTTTAACGTAAAGTTTAATCATACTCATATTTATATTATACCAACTTATAAACGAATTGTCAAGACATTTTAAAGTGGTAAGCGTCACATACTTCTTTTAGTTTATGTATGTAATCTAGAGGATTGAATACTCTCCAATCGACTAAAATATCAGTATCCATTAATGGATTGTATTTGTCTTTTTCAAATCTTATCAACATACAGAGAACCACCTTTTTCGGAATGACACCGTACATTTCGTATATCATTAGTGAATAAGCAGTTCCTTGAAGAATGTAAGATAGGATGTATTCTTCTTTCTTGATGTAAGTAGCGGTCTTCCAATCTATGACGGCTAGTTCACCTTCGTATTCGGCAATTAAATCTGTTGTTCCTGCTGTCTTTAATCCATCAGACCAAAGTGGTAATTCGATACCACGAATGTTATCTATTCTCTCATCTATTTGTGGTAAAGCGAGTTTGATTAGTTCAATATGTTCTGGTGCTACTCCTTGTAGATAATCCTCATCACCACGTATATATTTTTCTATTACGTTGTGTATCTTAGTTCCACGAATAGAAGCTTTGGTAGAAATTCGTTGTGCTTTTTCGTGTCCAACTTTATTCTTCCAAGCTTGTATACTTGCTTTTGAAACTATTTCGTAAAGAAGATTTGTGATGGATGGATATGTGCCATTTGGAGCATGATACATTCTTCCATTGTTACCTGAGTTGTCTTGTTCGATTAGGTCTTTTCGATTATCAAAAAGATCATAATTAAATTTTTTCATAAACTAACGAATATCAATAGTATTTCTTGGATGTAATTTTTTAATTTCTTTGAGGCGGTCTTTGAAACCAGCATCAATTTTTCTACCAGCATGGTGCCAAGGATCACCAATATGAGAAGTTCCAAATATATGTTTCACAGCTATCTCAGAACATTTTACGCAGGGTTCTTCAGTTGGTTTGTTTCTATCAACTATCTTCATGTTTTCTTCAAACTCATGTTCACAGGATGAACATTTATAATCATAATAGGGCATATCAGTTTCCTGTTATCAATGTTTATATTTTATTATATAGTTTCAATCTTACCGATGAATAGTAGATGTCAACAAATTCATTCCAGGCGTTGTAGGATATCCATACTTGTAATAGGATATAGGTAATATCAGATCAACTTTTTTAACAACTGGAAATGTTGTTTTTACAATATTTTTCGTGACAATCGTTCTTGTTATAGAAATACAATCTGGACAAAAACCAGTGGTCATTTCTATACGACAGCCCGCTGGAGCATTACAAACTTCCTCTGTAATGGTTTCGGTTTTCGCCATCAAAGTAGAACTAAGTAACGTCAAAAAACTTATTGTCAGTAGTAACTTTTTCATTTTCAATCTCTAGGTTAGAATTAATTAACTTTTCTCACTCTTCACCTATAATTATACAGAAAAACGAGAGATTTGTCAAGTCTTTTCTTCAATAAAGTTTTCTTTTATTTCCATAGAATATGTGTCTGTCTATGGAAGCCATAATTATTTTCTGTTTACTCCAACTTGGATATTTTTTCATCCAATTTGCGTGATAGAAAATAGCTCCATCTGTTATGTCAATCAGTTCTTCATCATAATGACTTTCTAGCACTGTTATTGCTAGTGCTCGAGAAGATTCCCACGTTTTACCTTCGTTTGGAATATCCGTCCGGCCGTCACAATACCACGAAAACTGACATCTATTTCTCACCGGAACATGATCTTTTAACTCAGCATCATAATAATGAATGCCTTCTTGCACTACACCACAAATGGTATTAGGATAATTCACATTGAGTTTACGATTAATCGTAACGTTTGCTACTGCGAGTTTTCCTGCTGTACTCTCCACTCCTGCTTCAAAATAAATATTTTTTGCGAGACAATCGGCGTCTGCTGATGAATATTTAATTTTTGGTTCGGGGGTTTGATAATAATTCGTGTCGCCCATTTTTTCAATTATTGATGATTTTGAATTACTATCAATATAAAATGGTGCCGAACTATTAAGTTGTGAAGTAGTATACCATAGTGTAGCAAATAAAGCAAGGAACATCCTTACTATTTTTACCATACTTGTATCCTTTTTTGGTTATTCAATCAGTTCACTAAAAACACATAAAACATCAATCTCAACCAAACTTGTAGTTATATTTATACATTTTTAGGTTTCTACAACTACTTTTTTCTTCGATTTCTTCTTCGGTTTCTCTTCTACCACCACCTCTGCATCCTCCATTTCTTCAACTTCGGGAAGTAAATCTGGCCAAACATCTCTAACTAATTTGTAAGATAATCCCTTGTAAGACAGATTTTGGTCTTTGACAGATATCAATAATTTGGCATCTTTCGCGGCAACTCTTTCTAACAACTGAACAAACATCGATTCTCTCTTCAACATTGAAAGATCATGACCACCACCTTTAACAAAATAATTTAGTTTTTTCACTTCAAAATGAATAGAACCCTCAGTAGAATCCGCGTCTTGACTTGGTGTATAGGGTGGTGAACCTCTTGGAATATGCCACGATACGTCTGGATGAAAATTTAATTGCAACAATGCTCGAGTTGCATAATTATCTCTCGATTTGAGTATTTCTCTTTTTTCATCTCTTGTCTTGGCTTTATCAACCATCTCAAGAGTTTCGACTACATTATGTTCAGCCATATTATACTTCTCCCATAAATTGCTTGTCTGTTATCGCGACATTTTTTTTGATTTTAGGAATATATTCTTGTGATGTTCCGTGTTCTGTTTCGTTCATGTTTTTTGTCCACACTGCGGCAATATCTGGATAGAATACCCCCTCAGACCTCTTAGGAGTTCCGTCAGAGTAATATGCCATCGCAACACATCTAGGAACCACTTTGTGTTCTTCATCCTGACCCGAATACATCGAAATCCAATCACCAGTTTTCAGATAATATTCACAGTAACGAACATATACTTTTTTGGATGCTGATAGATTTTCTGAAGTTCTACGTTCTTTATCTGTAGCACTCCTGCTTCTTGATTGAGCGTTGAGAGCAGAAATCATTTCTTTGTTGTGTTTTATCCACGCTCTAATGTTCTTGAAAGAGTATGTATCATCATCTGGTAAATCCAAAACCATTTTACTAATGTTCTTGAATTCAGCAGGAGCTTTCTTTGCTCGCATGAGTTTCATTCTCTCACGAAGCGCTTCACGTTGTTCTTCTGTGATCTTACGAGTTCGTTTGGTCTTCATCGGTTTTCTTTCTACTTTCAATTTCTTCGCCATTATCATTTTTTTGTTTAGAATATTCAAGGTTTGATTTGATAGTTCCTAACATCATTTCCCATTGCTTAGCAGTGGTATCGATGTCATAGTGCATATCAAAGTATTGTTTCTGAAAAGCGAGACCAGCCTGAACTGGTGCTTCCCAAAAACTGTCAATTGCATCTTTCAGAACATAGGAGAACTTCCTAGCGTGTTCAGTCTTGTCTTGAACATATCCATACATCCAAGCAAAGTTAGCACACGTTTCTGGTAAGACTGCAAGATTCGGACAGACCACAACACAACCAGCACTCATCGCTTCAATCACCGAAATACACGCTGTTTCTTTGTATATATTCGGATATGCGAGAATGTGTGTTTGTTGTAACGCTGCACGGATTTCATCGTTGGATACTGTTCCGTGATAATTAACATTCGGAGTATCCAAACAAGCATCGTATAGTGGTTGATATTC